AATATGGAAAAGTAAGATGAGTAACAGTATCTGGTATCATCCCCTTTTTAAGCACTTTATCAAATTCCCATATAAATATAGAACATTGTTTAAAATTTCCAAAAGTAAGATGTGTTACAGATTTTGGTATAACTCCTTTTTTAAAATATTGATTAAAATATCTTCCAAAAGTAAGATGTGTTACAAATTTTGGTATCATTCCTTTTTTTAAACATTGATCAAAATATTCTCCAAAAATAAGATGTGTTACATATTTTGGTATAACTCCTTTTTTTAAGGATTGATTAAAATATTTTCCAAAAGTAAGATGTGTTACAGATTTTGGTATCATTCCTTTTTTTAAACATTGATCAAAATATTTTCCAAAAATAAGATGTGTTACATATTTTGGTATAACACCTTTTTTTAAGGGTTGATTAAAATAATACCCAAAAGTAAGATGTGTTACAGAATTTGGTATAATTCCTTCTTTTAAGGGTTGATTAAAAAAATAACCAAAAGTAAGATGTGTTACAGAATTTGGTATATCATTTTCTTTTAAGGGTTGATTAAAATATTCTCCAAAAATAAGATGCGTAACAGAATTTGGTATATCATCTTCTTTTAAAGGATGGTTAAATACATTTCCAAATTTAAGATGTGTAACAAAATCAGGTATAGTTCCTTTTTTAAGAGGTAAATTTGATTCATAATTAAAATAACTATGAATCAAATAATCTTTACAATTAGCTTGATTATACAAATAAGTAATATATAAATCTTTATTCATATTATAGCACAATAATAATAATTATTAATAATTATTAATAATAATTATTATTAATCAATTTTTTTATAATAATATTTATAGAATATATAAATGAAAAATAAAACAATTCAAAAATATGAAAATGAAATTGATTTATATTTTAATATAAGAAATTTATTTATTCAATTATTAAAACCTAAAACTAAAAAACAAACTAAATTATATGAAGCATATTCTCATATATTTATTAATATGGTTTTTTTTAAATGTAGATATGAAGAGAGCACAGAAGCATTTATTAAAGATTTTTTAACTAAACATAAAAAAAAAATGAAAATGAACATATATTTAGTTAATATGTAATTATTTTTTAGCAATATTTTTAATAATATTATTTATTCCTCTAGAACCACATTTTCTATCAAATAATACATGTACTATAAAATAATATATTAAATATAATCCACTAAAGAAAAATGCTATTATTGTTGATAATGCACGAGTAGCTGGTTGTTCATATTCATTACAAGAGTATGCAATATATGCGGTTGCAAAGGAAATAATTAATGCAGTAATAATCCAACTTGTTGGTATAATATTACCATCTTTTTTTTCAAAATCAAAGTTTAAACCTTCTTTTAAATCTTTATTTGAATAAAATTCTAAAATTTTAAAAATTGTAAATAATTCTATCATATATTCTTAATAAAGATAAAAAAAATATATATATTAATTTTAGTAATTATATTTAAAATGTTTTTAATAATATTTCTATGGTTCATATTCTTTTTTATATTCTTTTTTATATTAAATAAATATTTTAAAAATATTGAAAATTATTGTAATGATTTTTATAATAAAAATTCATTTTGTCAATTTGATATTGATAAAAATAAATGTACATGTAAATTTCAAAAAGACAATAATAAATATTCTTTTGATGCACCGGAATCATGTTGCAATAATAGATGTATAAATATCCCTTTAGAAGAATGTTTAGATAATAATAATTTTACAAAAGTTAATTATTATTGTAATATTGGAGGAAAATGTAAAGAATATACAGGTACAATTATGAATTCACATATTTCCGCAAATAATTGTGGAAATGATCCATTAACAAATCAATTACTTCTTCCTTACGAATCGTATGAAGAATGTTCTAAAAGTTTAGATGTTTGTGATAAATATAATGTTCCAACACAATCTGATAATGTAAATAAAGATCAATGTTTGAAAAATTTTAATTGTGGTTATTGTACAAATGAATATGGAAATGGTAAATGTATAAGTGGTAATGCAACTGGTCCATCTGATTTAATAAAATATTATTATTGTTCTCAAAATAGTAAGAATAGTAATAGTACATATACCTATGGCGATCATGCAGCATATTTATTACAAAAATAAATGTTTATTTTGTTTACTTAATGTAAATATCCTTCTTCAATACATTTTTCGTCTTCTTCTTTTTCAATATCATGTAAAAAAGATTGTATATCTGTTTCTTCTTTATAAATATAATCATCGTAAATTGAACCAATAATATCTTTTATATCATCATTTGAATTAACAATCCATAATGATGGATACAAATAAGATGCATTTAAATAATTATCAGTTTCTCTATAACATCTAAAACATACCATAAAATATGTACGATAATCATCTAAATTTCTTACAAAACCTTTTACTAAATTTTTAGCAATAAATTCTGGTAATCCATTTTTTTCACTAGAATATTTATAATCAGCTCTATAGTATTTAAAATTAAATTGTTGAACTAATTCTTGAAATAATTCATAATTTTTAGAAAAAAATGCTCTTTTAATATCTTCCATACTTGTAATTGTACTAATTTTTTTTTGAGATACTTCATAATCTTCATCATTTATCTTTTTTTTATTTTCTACAACTACCGGTTTTGTATTTTTAACTTCTTTCGGTTGTGGTCTATTCATTTTAGATAGATTTTTTAATTTATTATTATCTTCTAATAATAATGTAATTTTATCATCATTTGATAATTCATCATTTATAATCTGTCTTTCAAAAGAAATATTTTTAGATAATAAACTATCATAGATAGAATCATTTTGTTTCATTAGATTTTTAATTTTATTTTCTAACTCTAAACTCATACTAAATAATTTATTTAAATTACTTTTAAGTAATTTATTTGTTTAAAAATTTATTTAAAAAATTTATTTAAAAATATATTTTTTAAATAAATATAAATAGTTATCACAAAAAAAAAATCTAATGTTACCTACTGAAATCATTAGATATATTTTTTTATTCCAAGAAAAATGGAAATATTTGTCTAATATTCAAAAAATTGTTTACTTAAAAAAACTCACTGATATGACGAAGATAAAATATAGTGGTATTACTTTGGCGTATTGTACAGTATATTTAAAAATTAAAAAAACGAATAAATATTATCTTATCGTATATAATGAATATGTTATTTTTCAACAAAGCGTAACTGGATGGCCAAAAAAGTTTTTTGTAAAATTAGGTATTGCAGGATTAGATAAAAAAAATAATTATTGCATAGAATTATATGGTAGTAGTAACAAACAAACATGGGAAAAATTTAATATTAATAAGAAATATTATTATTCTGAATATTTTCTTGCTTCTATTTTTATTAGTACATGTATAATTATACTGTTTATTGTTTTTAGTATTTATATTGATTTTATAAAATGGTTTAAAATAAGCAATGGGAATTCAATTTATTTTAATGGTTCAATTTATATGTTATGTTTTTATTATATTAAGTGTTCTGTTTTTGGTTCTTTTATTGGTTATTTTATTGGTATTTTAGTAGAAGTTATCAGAATTATACAACATTCAAGTAATGTTGATTTATATTCATTTATATTAAATGTTTTGTATCTATTTTTTTTTGGTGTTTTTATTGCAACCTTTTTTAAATTTCTTCTGTATAAGGATTTGTTTTAATAGTTACTCTTTTATATATTATTTTTTTAAAATATTATCAAACATCTATATTTAGAAATAAATTTAAAATATTTTTTAATCTAATTTTATGAAATTATTTTTATAAAAATAATTTCATGATGAATATAATTATTTAAAAATAGGAAATCTAGGATTCCACGCTATATAAAAAAAAAATTGATAGTTAAAAGTAATTAAAATAATTCTTTATATATTTATACTATTATTTTTTATCAATTATGAGTACTGTTCCGAATACGGATGTTTTATTTCGTAAAATTAGGCAATCTATTTCATCATGGGAAGACTATAAAAAAAATCATAAATTGCTTCTTTCATTAAACTCTTCTGTAATGCCTGTGCCATCAAATGATGTTGCATTAACAAATGCATTAAAGAACGTTTTATCATTGCAGACATTAAAGGATCCAGCTACGCCATCAAATGATGTTGCATTAACGAATGCATTAAAGAACGTTTTATCATTGCAGACATTAAAGGATCCAGCTACGCCATCAAATGATGTTGTATTGAATACGCCATCAATTGATGATGTACCTGCGACAGCATTAAAGAGCCCAGAATTGACTGAGCCATCAATTGATGATGTACCCGCGACAGCATTAAAGAATGATTCATTCTCTAAAGTAAAACAACATAACAATAACGGAATGAATCTAAAAAGATTATGGTCAGAAGAGTCTGATTCACCTGATTTATCTGATTTATCAGATGATGAACCGTGAAATAGTTATTAAGGTAAAATAATTAAAATTTTAATATAAGGATATATTATTATGAGTTATAAATCAATAATATTTTTTGTATTATTATTTGGAATTATAATATTTGGATATTTTTATTATGAATTATTTAATAAATATTTTCCAATAAATATATTTATTAAATTATTTCTTTTATTAATTGGTATTATTGGAATTTTTTTTCCACAAATAATGAAAAAAATAAGAGAAGGAGAAGATATGGAAAATATTAAATCATTTATAATTGAAAAATATAAAAAAAAATAAAAAAATATATCTTTTTATAGTTTAGAAGATAAAAATGGAAAAAAAAATTATATCAAATAATAATGTGGATAAAATTATTTATAAAACAACCAATATAATTCGAGAAATAATAATGTTGTATTTAAAAATACAAGAATTAGTTCGTAATACAACTTTACCAATTAAAATATCAAATGTTGCTGGTCCTATGTTAATAACATATATTTTTACATTTATTTATTATAATTTATCATTGTCAATATTTTTTGCTATCATTACTATATTTACAATATCATTGTTAAACAAAATAATGGCTGTTATGTTTCTTATATTATATATTATTGTTATTATAAGTACTGTTACATCTGTAAATAGTATATTAGGGAAACCAATTAAACAAACAGATATCATAACATCAGGAGTTCCATATGATTGTTTAAATAGAAGTTTAGTAATATCAAATACTATATTAGAAAAGGATTTATATGGAGGATATTTTACATATTCTTTTTGGTTATATATTAATAATGGTGTTAGTTCAGATACTGCTCATTGGAATAATTACAGATTTAATGAATGGAAATCTATATTTTATAGAGGAAATGTAATAAATAATGATGGAGATTTATCTTCATTAATACAATTTCCGGGTTTTTGGTTAACACCCGTGTTAAATAATATGGTAATAGTATTTCAAAATGGTTCATCTGTAGAACGTTTAGAAATAAATAATATTCCATTTAATACATGGATAAATTTTAGTGTTGTTGTTGAAACAAAATCTGTATCAATATATATAAATGGTAATTTAGATAGAACATTAAATTTATATCAAAACATTGTAACTATGAATGCGTATAATTTATATATAACAAGTGATATGTTAACCAGTGAAAAAAAAAATAAAAGTGGATTTGCAGGATCTCTAGCAGAATTAATTTATTATAATTATGCATTAAGTCCAGATGATATAATAAAATCTTATAATTATTATAAGAATATTGTGTTTAATTATCAAAATAAAATATATAGACAAAATAGTTATAAAATACCAAGTTTAATTGATAATTCAATGATAACTAGTTAAAAATAGACTATTTTAAAATCGTATGATAAAAAATATTTAAAAATAGGAGGATACATGTAGGAAACTTAGGTTTTTTTACTAGAAAATATATTTATAAAATATATTTAATTTAATTGATAAATAATTTTCAAAAAAAATTCTAAGAATAATATATAATGAATAGTCAAAAATCAAATACTTCACAGAATTTTATAAAAAAAGCTACAAATTATACAAAACAAGGTGTTAACACATATCAAAAGAGTAGTACAATGAATAAAGTAATATTTTTTATAATATTGATTTTATTCATTATGTTTGTAATATATATAATATATGTTGCAGTACAAGCTTCAAATATAGCAAAACAAAATGAACCAATAATAGTAAATGATGTTATAGATGCATATGTAGCAAGACCCGCCTTTAAATTACCACAAGTAACAGAAGGTATGAATCAATCATTTAGTACATGGATTTATATAAAAGATTGGAATTATAAATTTGGACAATATAAAAATATATTATGGAAAGGTAATGTTGCTAATCCATCAACACCAGCTGTCAATGGTAATAAGGTAGCTAATATTCATTGTCCAAGTATTTGGTTATATCCATTAACAAATTCATTAAAGGTTGTAACAACAACATCTGTAAGTGAACAAGTTGAATCATGTGATATTCAAAATATTCCGTTAATGACATGGGTTCATATTGTATATGTACTTAATAATAGAACAGTTGATTTATATATTAATGGAAAATTAGAAAGAAGTTGTGCATTAAGAGGAATTCCAACCATTACGAATGATCCAGTATATATTACACAAGGAACTCCACAAGCAGGATTTTATGGAAAAATTGGTAAAACACAATATTTTACAAAAGCATTATTACCAAATGATGTTGCAAGTATTTATCAAAAAGGTCCTTTAGGAACAACACAATATCAAGTACAATTTTTTACTGATAATAAATTTATAAGTATAACAAGTACAAATAGTTTTGCAAACACAAGTTAAATTATTTAAAGAAAAATAATATTTTTATATCAAAAATATAAAATATCTTATAGTATAATATATGTTATCGCGTCAAGGTGTATCTAACAATCCAGTTGCGAGAAATATGGGTAGTGCGAATGTTAAAACAAATTCTTCTAAAGATAATAAATTGTTTGGTATGATATTAATAGGAATCATTATTTTTATTCTTATATTATTTATTTATACTAGTTATATTGGATATAAAAATTATTTAAAATATTCACCATATTTAATTGATGGTATTACAGATTCAACCATATCACATAAATTTTCAGCAAATAGAATTCAACCATCATCTGATAGTAGTTATGGTACTGAATTTACATATAGTTTTTGGATGTATATTAATGATATAAATTTTTCTTTTCCATCTAAAAGTAGTAGTGTTTCATGTACTTCTAATAATGTTCCTTTATTACATGTATTTCATAAAGGAAGTTATGATTATATTTCAACAGGTTATAGACCGGCTGTACCTGTAAATGGTGGTGCAATAACAAATCCAGTTACAACAGTACCTTATTATCCATTATTACAAATGCCAGGAGTATGGTTATATCCAAATACAAATAAACTAAATATCAGATTTAATACATATGAAAATGTTGTAGAAACATCTGATATTGGTAATATACCATTAAATATGTGGGTTAATATTATTATTATATTAATAGGAGGAAGTGTGGATGTATATGTAAATGGTAATCTTAAAAAAAGAACAAAATTAGTAGGAGTTCCTAAAATAAATTATGGAGATTTATATACAACTAATTGGGGAGGTTATTTAGGATATTTAAGTAGATTAAGATATTTTAATTATGCTATTAAACCTTTTCAAGTAGATCAAATATTTAACATGGGTCCTTCTACAAAATTTACTCAAACAAATTCATCTATTGCAAACGGACCACCACAATTATCACCAAATTATTGGATGTCTACCGGTTATCCAAATTCTGTTAACGACCCTGCATATAATCAAAATCAAGTCTAATTAAAAATATTATGAATGGAATAAAAGCACCAAAAAAACACCATAGTTCTCCTATATTATTATAAAAAAATGTTGCACTAATATATAGAAAGAAATAAGTTATTATAAATAATATAAATGCATAATATAAATCAAATAAATAAAAAATATTGATAGCGGTTAAAATTAAATAAAAATAAGGATTAAAATAATTTATCCAAGGCCAATTTAGATGATTATTTTTTGTAGATGTAATAGTCTTTTCATTATATAAAAAAATTATATAATTTATAATAAAATAAATAAAATACATTACATTTAATAATGCAATAGGTAAATTATTATTTTCAAATATTGTTATATTTGGTTTATAATAATAATACTTAATCAAATATAATATTAATGGTTGACATATGTTTAATATTGGTCCAAAAATAGTAACAATTTTATTGATACCATATTTATTTTTAATATCTATCCAAAATAAAAAATCCATAAATTGAATAAATGATATAAAAATAAAAAATATACCAGTTATTTTATTTTCAAGTATATATTTTTTATTTCCATATTGAATTAATATTAGTGAAAAAATAATACCAATAAAAAAAGTAATTATTGAAACTTTATAATTAAAACACATATATATAAAATAGAATTATATTTTATATTTATGGAATTTGATAAACATTTATTTATAAAAATTTCAAACTATATAAAAAAAAAAATATATGATAATATCTTTTTTTATCATAAACATAAATCATATATAATATTCGATAATCTAAATATATGTAATGATACAGATGACGAACTTCATTTTTTAAATAATATTATTCAAATAATAAAAGAAAATAATAATGAAATGAATAATTATAAAATATATATTGCCACTATTTATTTATATTATGGTTTAGTTTTATTAGAACAAAATAATGATTATTTATTTTTCAATGATATCATTGGAATAATTATAAATAATTATAGACATAGAACTATATATAAAGATATTAAAGAATTAATTTTTGAAATATCTTCAAGTGATAAAGAATATTGTAGTAAAATACGAAAATTATTCTTTAATTTTAAATAATAAAAGAATTAGGATATGGAATGTTTGGAATCGTTTATTTAGCAAAATATAAAAATAAGAATTATGCATTAAAAATAGAACATATTTTAGAAGAAGTAAATATCCAGATCAATTTATAAAATTATATTCTTATGATTTCAAAGATAATTGTAATCATAAACAAAAATATAAAGAAAATATTCATATATTACAATATAATAATTTAAAAAAAAGAATTTATAATATTGCAAAAAGTAAATTATGTATAAGAAAAGTTTATTCTTTAATAGATGGTATTTTAGAAGATATATTAAATAATTTAACATTAGAACAACTTTATTCTTTTATAATACAATATTCATATATAATATTATTATTACAAAAAAATAAATATGCACATGGAGATATTCATGATAAGAATATAGGATATATAAAAACAAATAAAAAATACATAAAAATTTTAAATAAAAATATACCAACACATGGTTATATTTTTAAATTGATTGATTATGGGTTTGTAAAAAATAAAAAAGATAAATTAAGTGTAAAAAATAAAGAATTATATAATAAATTTTTATATATTGAATCTAAATTAGTATTTATAAAATTTTTATTATGTAATTATGATGAATTTTTTAATTATTTGAATGTAAATAAAATAATTTTTAATTATGATAAACAATTTAATATTTTTATGAAAAGTGAGGAATATAAAATTGTAAAATATTTAGCAGACTGTGATTATGTTGATTGTGATTATGATCGTTTTTAGAAAAATTTCAAAGAAGTGTATTAAAAAATAAATTTGTATATGTAATGAAACCAATTATTACATGTGATATATTTGATATTTTATATTTTGTAAAATCTTATAGAAATATTCCTGATATTATTCATTATTTTAGTTGTAAATTAAAATTGTAAATTAAAAAAAATAAATATCTCTATTTAAGATAGATTATTATGAAAAAATGGGGGTTAGGTATTGAACATGAAATGCGTATAAGATTTAAAAATAGTATTTCTGAACTTCCTAAAAATGTACAAGAATCAATATTTCCATCTCTTAAAAATGAATATATTTTTTTAGACTCCAATACATTATTATATTATTTTAGAATGCATGAAATAATTATAATGAATAATTTTGAAAAATATATAATTCATGAGGATGAAAAAGTATATTTAAAAAAATTATCCTTAAAAAAAATTATTTTGGAAAAAGCAAAAAATAAAATAAATTTTCCATTAGAAGATAAATCTTTTTTTGATATACATAGTGGTAAAAAAAAAATAGAAGAAAGTCTAGAACTATTATCTTTTTATTTAAATATATATACATTATATCATGCTCCTTTACTATTTTTTGAATATAATTTTAATAATGAAATATTAATGAATTTAAATATATTTTTAGATTATGATAAAATTGTTTATTTAATATATAATGAAGAAGATAAAAATACATCATTAGAATTATTAAAAGAATCATTATCTAATCTATATAATGATGCGTATGAGAAAAAAGTTTTAAATTATTTTAAAAAAATTTTTGAAAAAAAAAATATAAAAGATTTTGTATTTAGTAATATGAATATTGATAAGATAAATATTGATATTATTTATGATAGTAATAATAATTCAAATGCAAATAAATTTGATATAAATAATTTTTTTAATAAAATAGAAAAATATATACTTAAAATAAAAGATATATTTAATAATAATTTTGAAGTAATTGGAATAGATAATTATAAATTTTATAAAAATTTATTTACATTATATAATTATAAAATACCACATATAGATAAAACATATCGTACAGACGCAATAGAATTTAAAACAATAAATTATGATAGTATAAATTATGAAAAAACATTAGATGATTTAATTGAACTTGAAGAAACTTTTTTTTTTATTATAAACAATATACCAATAATAAAAACAATAAATCAAATATTTGGTGATTTAATATATCATAATATTGGTTCTGTTAAAAATAGTGTTTCATTATATGATATAATTAATATTAATTATGAGAGTATTCAAGAAGATTATACTGGAAGTTATCATTTATGGATTACTGCTCCATATAGTAATAATACTACTGTAAAAAGATTTATAAATATACATTCTACATTAGCAAACAAATTACAATTATTAGAACCAATATTAGCTGCACATTATGCTTCTCCATCGTATAATGCATTCGGAAATATTTCAAATTCAAAATCCAGTTTACGACAATTTTTAAATGAATTTAGTAATTATGGTACGACGGATATATCATTAATGAATGGAACTAAAAAACATAGTATATATAAATATTATTTATCAGAAGAGGATATTTTAAATAAAAATCCATCTTTTTATCCAAATAATATTGATTCTTATATTTACGATATGAAAGGCAATTTAATTATAAATTATAATAAATTAAATACACGAAGTATTACAAATAATTTGTTTAAATTTATTGATAAAGGTAATGATGAATCTGAAAATATTAATATACAAAATTACTTTTCATTAATATTTGAAAAAACAAAAATAAGACCAAAAATGATATATAAAGATATGAAATATTTAAAATTAGGTGCAGATATTCGTACAAGAGATTTTAGTGATTATAATTATCCATTAGATAAAAGTTGGGAACGATGTCTATTAATGAAAAAAAATAAATTATATGAAATCTATTATAATAAAGAAATGAATAAAATTTCATATGAAAGAAAATATGATAAAAATATATATAAAAATAGTTTAATGAATCGTGTAGGTATTGAATTTAGAATATTTGATCATTTTCCAACAAATTATTTAAATCAGATTTTAGCATTGTTAGTACCTATTGTTTTAGATTCTGTTAAAAATCCTAAAATTATTAAACTAAAAAATACTCATGTTGCAAAACAATTTTGGCATGATGAAATGTTTCATGTAATAACAAAAGGATATGAATATACTTTAGGACTTCCATATATAAAAATATTAGAAAAAGAATTTGGTGTAATAATTAATCATAAAAAGTCAAGGAATACAGAAAATATATTAAAAGAATTATATAATAATTTATCTAAAAAATATAATAAAAGTTATAAAAATTCATTATATAAAAAAATGTGTTTCACATCCGAAATTAAATTTATGAATTTTAATAAGAGTTCATGGTTTGAAATTATTGATAAATATTTTGAAGAAAATCCAGAAAAATTTAAAAAAATACTTTCTCATAATAAAGATCTTAAGAATAATAATATATTAGAAATATTAGGTAAAAAATATAATTATAATTTAGATAAAATTAAAAATTATTTAATAGAATATGATAAATAAACAAGCATAATAATTTATAAGATACTCATATATATACAATGCTAGAAACTTATTATAATAAATTAACAAGATAAATTTTTAATCGTATTTTTATAATAGAACTAAATAATACTAAAATTTTAAATAAAATTTTTTTTATTTAAAATTAATTTATTATATTATTGTATTATATAATAAGCTGTTTCATAATTGAGTATCAATAAATATATCAATAAAATAATAATATTATTTTATAAAAAAACAATGAAAAATAACAGTTTTATTTTATAAAAAAGAAATATTTTATTTTTTATAATATAAATATTGTTTATATTATATACATTTTTATTTATTTATATTTTTAATTGATAATATAAGAACTTATATATTTTCATAATTTTAATAAAAATTTAAATATAATAATTTATTAAATATAAGTTTTATTAATAAATTATTATATTTTTTTTATATTAATTGTTATAATTTATATTTATTACAAATAAAGCTATAAAACCAATAAAATAATATGTATTTTTAATTGTATTTTTATAAAAAAAATATTTTAATTTTATCAATAATTTACTGATATTGAATTATGAAATAGCTTATATTATTTGATTCAAATATATAATTATTTATAACATTTGAATTATTACCATTTTTTTCAATTTTATCGTATTTATTTATTGTCTTACTTAACATATATAATAATTAAGATTATTATTTAAAATTTATATTTTATAAAAGTTTACTTTATAATCTTTTATCTCCACTAAAAATAAGTTAAATCACATTATACTTATTTATTGAAGAAGTTAAAATATTTCCTTTTATGTCTACAACATTTACTACAATTTTAAACTAGACTGACTATAATAAATTCAGTAATGTAAATTTGAGTTATTTTCGGGTGTAAATAAAAATATATTTTTATTGTTATAATAATTATAAGATGGAAATACCTGAATCTTATATCATTCATGATATACGTACTCAAAAAGATTTTAAGGGAATAACAATATGTGGATATAAAAGAAAAGATGTAATAAATACTTTTCAAAATTGTATGATTAATAATAAATTAGAAGATGCAATAAGATGGTGCGTTGAATTACATACAACGGGACTTAATAATAATATATGGAATTGTATTAAAAATGTATATTATAAATATATTCATATTAATAATCCAAAATATTTCTTTTATTTAATCAAAAGAGAAAAAGAATATAAAAATATAATCTCTAAATATTCAAAAAAACATGAAATATATACAAGAAATAATCAAGAAATAAGGAATTTATATGCCGAATTAACATCTATAACAACATTAACAAAAAAAAACAATATATTTCTTCCACGAAGTTTACCAATAATTAATAATAAATCATTTGAAAAAAATGATATTCATAATAGAATGATTTCAAAAGATTTAGATAAAATAAATGATTTAATATTTAATACAACAACAAGTGAAATGAAATTAGCATTAAATGAAATAGCAAATAATTTATCTTTAAAATCAGGAACATATGAAAATTGTATATATTGGTATTTATGGTTAGAAAAAACAGAAAATTTAAAAAAAAATAATAATACTATTATTTTTAATAATAATAATAATAATAATAATAATGAAAATAAATATTTTGATCATTGGATTTTTATATTATGGAAAATATTAAATAATATATCGGATGAATGTGTCGTTGAAAAAAACAATTTAATTTATATTAAAAAAATATATAATGAATATAGTAAGGATTTTAAATTATCTCAAATAAATAATAAAAAATATTATATTTTTATTGTTTTTTATGTTATAAAAAATAATGTCAATTGGAATATAAATATATTTCAAAATGAATATTTAATAATACAAACAAATGCAAATATTAATATTATGTATGAAAATATTATAAAAAATAATGAATCTAATTTATCAGAAGATGACAAAAAAATATTATATAAAAATTATAATAATGCAATAAATAATCATATAAATTATATGCCTAAAAAAATTAAAAATACAAATATAGATCAAGATATTAATATTATTATGTTAACAAAATATCCTGATTATAAAATAATATCAAATGATATACCAAGTAATATAACAGAAAATAATAAAGAAGAAACACTAATATCAAAAAATATGACATTAAGAGATATAGAAGAAGAAAAAAAGGAAATAAAAAATAAAAAAATAGATGCACTTTTAAATTTTGTTGCATACAAAAAAAAAGAAGTTAAAAATAAGACTGTAATTGATTATTATAATGAAGAAAATAATAATGATACGAATATAAAAAATATAAATTTTAGTAAAAGAAAATAATAAAAATATTTTTATACATTATTATATTATATTATGAGTTTTCAAGATAAATTTTTGAATATATTTAATAATACAATAAATAAAATAAATGAACATAAACCAATTATTTATATTATATCTTTTATTTTTTATTTTTTATTATATTTTTTAATTAAAATACCTCAACAAGTAAAAAATTCAAATAAAAATCCTATTATTAATGTTATAAATAACATCAATCAAAAATTATGGTTTATGATAATATTATTGATATTAAATATTTTATACATAATTTTTATTATAGTATCATTTAATTTTTATTATAAATATATTAATTACATTATAGTTGGTAGTATATTTATTTCATTTATAATAATATATATTGATATAATATCATATAATAAATATTTTACTATTATATCAAATTCTATTATAACTAAAATTATATATTTAATATTATCAACATTATTTTATATAATATTTATAATATTATTTTTTAAAAATATTGATTCTGTTTTTGATGATGATTATAAGTTAAATATAGAATTTATAATATCATTAGAAATATTATTATTATTTTTAATAGAATATATAATAAATTCAATAAACTCCTTAAATGAAATATATTATAAACTTAAAAATGATGATTTTTCTACATTAACAGTTCAATGTTTTAATAATACTATTAATGAACAATATAATAATAATACAACTGTAAATACACAAATTAATAATATAAGTGATAAATATGGAACTAATTATTTAAAAACCATTGGTAATATTCCAATAGCATTTTTAAATAGTAATAATGATGATTATCAAGATTTAATATTAGCCGATTTTTATTATCCGGGTTCTTATTATACATATTTAGCAGATACACCATTAAATGGATCGCCTAATTTAGATGCTATTCGTATTGCACTTGTTGATTTTAAAGTTCGTATTATACATCTTGATATATTTTCTGATTTAGATGATTTGTATGATCCAAAATCATTACCTATTGTTAAATGTGAAAATATGAAAGAAGGTCAAAGTGGATTAAATTTTAATGATGTATTAGGAACTATAAATAAATGGGCATGGATAACAGATGATCCAAATAAATTATGTTATCCCCTTTTTATATATTTAAATTTTAAGTTTCCAGAAGAGAATGAAAATATTTATTTAAGAATATATGAATCATTAATAAAATATTTTTCAAAATATTTTGTGGATAAAAAATATAGTTTTTCAGGAAGAAATAATGCTTTTCCAATATCTATGGCTAAAATGAAAGATTGTTTAGGTAAAATTATTATTATTACAAATAATTATCCAACAAAAACAGTATTAGATGAATTAATTAATACTTCAATTAATGATCTTAATCATTATATTACATTAAATGAATATAAACAAAGTTATATTACATATGATAAATTAGGTTTATCATTAGATAATAATAAAATAGATTTATTAAATAATTCTAAATCATGTTTAACTTTATATTATACAAATCCAAATATATCTTATAAAAATAACAATCAATCCAAAGCAGGATTATTTAATCCATCTTTTCAAGATTGTGCACAATATGGTATACAATCTACATTAATGTATCTATTTGTTCCAGATGATAATTTAAATAAATGGAATTTATTTTTTAAGAATAAAAATAATTTAGATCCAGTGTTAAAAGATGAATTATTAAGATTAGTAAATAAAAAACAATTAGAAATTAAATCACAACCACCTATTACAGGATTACAAACACCTCAAAAATATTGTATTGTAAATGGATTAATATCAACAAATAAATCAAATATATCTGAAAATCTTACAAATTCTTCATGTCAATAAATTAAAAAAATAAAAAAATAAAAAAATATATTATATATATTTATATATGACATCATCAAATAATTATAATTCAAATAATTTTATTTTAGGAGTAGATCCAAAAAAAAAAAATCAATCAAGCAATATGACACCAAGTGAATCATTAATTGATCATTTAAAGAGAATTGAAAAAGAATCAAATGATACTATTAAAAATAATAATGCAGATATATTAACAAAAAAAAGTTTAAATAGTGTTGTGAATGAATTGATTAATAAATTAGAAACAGATGTTATTACTTTAAATGAACAAATTAAAAATTATAATTCTGAAAAAAAAGCAATAATTGAATTAGATAATAAGGAAATGGAACGATTAAAAGATATTATTGTAAAAATGTATTTACTAGTTATTACAATTAATAAATCTATTGAATTAAAACACAATAATAGAACTTCATTACTTGAAAAGCTTAGAAAAACAATACAAAGCAATAAAGGTTTTCTAAGTAATATTGATGAAATTATGTCAAATAAATTAAAAAAATCAAATAATTTATATAAAAATAAAAAAGATTTTAAAATGTCTAATATGATTGAACCTGTAAAAAAAATACCTGAAAATATAAAAAATACACCTCCAAATAATGTTTCAAGTTTAAATACTTTTTATACTAATTTAAAAAAAACTACACAAAATAATTCAGGAAATATTCAACAAAGAACGAATGAACATGTAAATAAACATGATGTAAATAATAATACAGTAAATAACAATCATATAAATAAT